AAAGAGTTTATTTTAAATGAAAAGATTAGGGTAAATCAAAGATTTGATGGTAAAGTTTCTGATCATATTAATAAACTACTGACAGATTCCAAATATCTTGGCACAGATAAAAATGTAGATATTGAACAGACCTCAAACTTGTATAACTTCTTTGGTAATAATAAAAAACCTTTCTATACATCCACTTGGTTATGTAATAAATCTGTATCAGAGGACAATCAGGTTCTTGGAAAGAGTGCTGGATACTTTTTCTATGAAACTTCTGAAGGTTTTTTCTTTAAATCAATAGATGGTTTATTGGATCAAGAACCAAAATTAAAATTAATTTATAATGAGACACCGGATATAAACAATGCCATTCCCGAGGGATATGATCAGAAAATCCTTAACTTTAAGAAGGATAATGATACCAATGTACAAAAGAAGTTGCAGATGGGTGCTTTTTCCAGTAGAACAGTTCTATTCGATCCCTTTACATGTTATTATGAAGTAAAGGCACCAAAGGCAATGGACAATGAGGATGAGTTGAAGATGGGCGGTAAAGATTTATATCTAGGCAAGACTTTTAGGAATAAGGAGTTTGACCGGGTGGGAGCTAATGAAGAGTTTTCAAGAACAACTTACTTTTTACTTGATAAAGGAACTGCCCCTTCGGGAACATCTGAACAACAACTTGAAAAGTCAGGGGAAGAAAACTTTGAATATGGTCAGATTGCAAATCAATCAGTTATGAGATATAATCAATTGTACTCTGCGAGAGCAAGTATTACGATTGCAGGTAATTTTTCTTTGCATGCTGGTGATGCAATTTTTATAGACTCACCGGGACTAAAAAAAGGAAAGACCTCTGATGTAGACCGCAAGGATGGTGGACTATATATTATAACTGATATTTGCCATCAGATTACGTCTGAAGGGGCATTCACTCAATGCAATCTAGCAAGAGACTCCTTCGGAAGAAAACCAAAGTAGTACAAATAAAGAACCATGTCAGATAGAAGCATTCAACAACACATCAATGACGATAAAGATATGTTAGAGACTGGAACTCTGTCTCCACAAATGCGTCGTCATGTAGCAGACGAACTGGATCATCTTGAGCACTATCAAGCGAATCATCCAGATGAAGATCATGACCCGACACCACTTGAAATGTACTGTGATGAAAATCCAGAAACCGACGAGTGTAGGATTTACGAGGATTGATGGAAACTTCTGGAGGACTATTTAACCCTGGATTTCTTGGCGCATCATTTCTATGGTGGGTCGGACAGATTGCTGACGACTCTACCTGGAGAGATAATATTAACCCCGGAAATTACGAGGATAAATTTAGTATTCCTGGTTGGGGTAGAAGATATAAAGTAAGGATTATTGGTCTTCATGACCAAGGTGAAACTGAGATAGAATCGGAACAACTGCCATGGGCAAATGTGATGTACCCCATCACAGCCGGTGGATTTCAGACAAGTAGTGGAGCAACTCCACAACTTCGCCAGGGTAACATGGTGTTTGGTTTTTTCCTTGATGGACAAGACCAGCAAGTTCCTGTTATTATGGGCGTATTGGGCAACAATTCTCAAACAGAGTTGTCTCAAATTATTGGTGATAACTCTGTTACTAATGCCCAGGCAGGAAGTATAGCAAAGAGTGGGTACGCCACTGGCAAAAAAAGTAAAGGCAATTGTAGAGAGATTACCCCAGATAAAGATAAGGTAATTAAACAACCTGCTAGAAAAGGCGGACCTGATAGATCTAGGACTGTTGGAAGACATCCATCGGGTAGTGCAAATTCTACACCCACTCTTGCAAACGATCCAAACGCAGATAAATCCTTAGATGCTACTCTCGCTAGAGAGGATGCGGCATTACAAGCAGCGGAAGATGCAGGATTATTATCTCAAGAAGCAGGTCCGGGTGCAAAACCAGCTCCTGGTGCAACCATTGAGAACGAATCAGTTCATCAAATTACTGCCGGTGATGTGAAGAGATCTGATAAGTGTGACGAAAAAATTGTTTTAATGAAAGCAGATCCAAATGAGTTTGTTCAGTCATCTTTAAAAGGTATTCAAACTGTAATTGAAAATCTTACGACTAAAATTGACAAGTATCTTCAGGCAATTCAGAGTTATGTTGATGCCGTTTCTATCTCTACTAATATTAATAATCTAAAGCAACTGATTCAAAGTGCCGCAGATGAGATGTCAAAATATATGAAAGTCATCATGGATAAGGTGATGGAATATGCTATGAAAATTTTAAACAAAGCAATGAACGCTGTAGTTGCTGCGCTTCCATCATCACTGAGATACCAATTCTCTGATATGAAAGAGACTCTCACAGAGTTGTGTTTGTGTTTGTATGGTAAAGTCTCAAGCGGACTTTCTGACCTTATAGCAGGTGCTCTTACTAATGCTTTAAATCCAGATAAACTTGAAAAAGATGCAAATGACAGAGCAAACAATGGCGTAGATAATGATGGCAACAATCTTAATGATCAAACCAATCCCAAAGTTCCAATTTGCTACTCAGAAGATATTGTTAGTGTTGTTCTCGCAGATAAAAGAAGCATTATTGATGATGCTAACAATAATTTGATTGACAACATGAATGCATATATGGAGGATATTTCTAAAATGTTAGCAGGGGTTTCTGGTACTTTATCTGATGTGAATAATTTGATTCCAGATATCGGAGGAAGTATAACATCTGCTCTTAATTTTACAAATATTAAATTAAATGTGTTTGGATGTGAGTTATCCCCCAACATTGCAACCTCTGATTTTTATACTTTCTGTTCTGGTGGAGACGGTCAAGCTCAAGGAGGATTACCAAGTGAACCTGCCGTTGCAAAAGGAGTTGATAGTGCAACCCCAGCACCTCCCACTGAAACTGTTCCATACGCTGAACCAACTAGAGACACTCCAACCGTGGTCAATGATGATCCTGTTGGTATTGATGCTTCGTTAGATAGATCTCGTAGAAATGATCCTGCTGAGCGTGCAGAGGACATAGCATCGCTCGAACTACTATAATAAATACCTAATATGAAGACAAAGTATAATCAATAATGTCATTCAACCTTTTTGGACCCACAGAGAAGAGAGATATAAAGGTTGGATATATTTCAACTGATAGAGGATACGTAAAAGGCATCTCACTTTACGAAGCTAATAAGTATGCATTTAAAAATCCCGGAACAACATTCATATTAGAAACGAGAGATAGTACAAGATATCTTAACATCAATGATGTTAATAATTTAACAGTAGAAGATATAATTCCAAAGAAAACCGCTGCGGATGGAACCTGTCCAGGAGTAGTAGGTTTAAATCCACAAGTCTCCCCTAATGATACAATAGGAACCGGAGGTCCTGGTAATACAATCGACCCTAGGTCAGTTCTCCCCCGTGGTCCTCTTGGTCCTATCTCTCCAGAGGAACCAGTTGGTAATGGTGCTACTAGTTCTCAACCAACTGGTAGTCAAAACACACAGACTAATGTTCCTGATGGATCTCCTCTTGTTGTAATATCAGGTTGTGGAGGTGTAGGTGCAAAGGCGATTCCGGTTATCGGAAATGATGGAGGTATCTTAGATATTGTTGTAACTTCTGGTGGTTTTGGATATAAATGTCCACCGCAAGTTACTGTCATTGACCCCAATAGAGTTGGCAGTGGTGTGGTTGCAACATCTACTATCGGTGTGACCACTTCACCATCATTGCTTACTTATACAGATGAAGATGATTTTGAAGTTTATAATTTTGATCCTGCAAACGGATCTCCAGATCTACCTGGGTATGGAAATAGAGTAAATCCTGATGGAGAGAATGTAGGCGAGTGGGACCCAACATTATTTGCAACTTTTGCTAAAGACCCTATTGCACTTGAGATTGCAAAGTATCAAAAATTTTTAAAGCAACTAAAAAATCCTTGGTGGACGACCAGAAAAGAAACACCCTTAAATGTGTCTTTTGGTGATAGAAGAAGTAAGGTAACACATAATGTTACTCATCCTGCTTGGGAAAAGGAGTTTATGAATAAGCATGCAATATCTCCTGTCCCTCCATCTAATGTTAAAGGAAGTGATTTTGCGGGTAGATGGTGTACCTTTGAGTGGGAAGAGAACTTCCCACATGCGGGAGAATATATTTTTAGAGGAATGGCAGATAATATTGGCAAGATGTATCTTGACAATGAAATTATTATGGAAGTAACTGACTTTAAAGGTTCATCTAAAGTCGTTAAGAAAACTGTTGAGGAAGGAGTACATCGTATTAAGGTTGATCTTCTTAATGTTCCAATTAGAGAAAAACCAAAAACTAAATTAAAAAGTGGCGGTTGTCCAACAGAAATTGATTTTAAAATAACCACAGATGCAAAGTTTGCAAATGGAATAAGAATTCCTGGTTTAGATATTGATTTTTCTAAAAAGTATGATGGTAAGCAGTTAAATGAATCTTTTAAACGCAAGGTTGAACTTGGAAAAGAGTATAATGTTATCTGTACCAGTAATAGAAAAAGTAAAAGTAGCAACAAAGATTACCCAATAACTTATGAGGATTTAAATCCATCAAATGAGTCTATTAGAGTTGTAAAAAATGGTAAAAAAATAGAACTCAAAGATGGAAAAGGTAATGATGCCAATGTTGAGTTTGAAATCTTAGCACCTTCTCCAGGGGTGACCGCTAAATTCTCTGATGATGGTAAAAACCTTATTGTCAAAGGAAAGGGAGATGTCCCTATTCAGATTAAATATGATGACAATCCAGGTTATGCTGGTGAGGCTGTTCGGTCAATATCAATTGCCGGTAAAACCTGGAGTAAAGAAAGAACCGAATATGGTGAAGAAATTAAAACTATCAAGGTATCCGGTGATGGTAAAGGTGGTGGATCTAAACCTAATATCAGACTCAGAACTGCTGGAGAAAATGTGCTACAAATGGAAGAGCACACAGATAAAGACTGGCAAGATTTAGTTTGTACCGTTAGTTGTGGTAGGTTTATCAAAATTAATGGGAATAAGTGCAAACTTATTTTTGATGCACCACCTCCTCCTCAACCACCGAGTAATCAATCACAATCTAATACAACAGTCTTTAATACTACAGACTTTATCAAAAAGGCAGATAGAAAACTCTGGAGAACTAATCTTTATAATACTAATAGTTTCTTGAATGAATATGGAATTTGTCCTTTTAATACTATCACTAAAAAAAATGAAGACTATGATGGCACTCATATAATTCGTTGGGAACATGTAACTTTCCCTGCTGATGGAAATTATAATATTGAGGTAGAAGTGGATGATAGTGTAAAACTTTTTATTGGTAATCGCTCTGGTGATGGTGCCATGAAAATTGGTAATGGATTAAAAAGTGTTGAAGATGGTGGTGATGAAGTAATTATTGATAAAAAGGGATTTGTTGGCGACAGTAATAAAAGCACAGGAAAGAGCACTTATAATAGATTCTTTAGAAAGGGTCAATATAGGATTAGAGCAGAACTTTATCAAAAACCTGGCGGTGTTTTTGGGTTTAGTGGTAGTAAGACTTATGGAAAGAATAATGGATCGGATCTTACTGCAAGATTTGAAGGTTCTGGTGATAACATTTTCCTTGTGATGAAAGGCACTGGTAGTGCCACAGTCAATTTCTCTCTTGATATGAGTGACACTTTATCATCGGGTTACTCTCT